GGATTTCCCTTGAGCGTGCCCTGGAGGCGCTCACGTACACCAGCACCGGCAGCGTGACTGGTGCCACCATCCAGGCTGGAGGCTAGCCGTGCTGAAGTCACCAGAGCAGGCAGCTGCTCGAGCACTCGTTGCAGATCCTGCCGTGGCCATGATCCTTGGCCAGCGTATCTGGCCTGTGATCGCACCGGCGTCTGCGTCCCTACCGTTTGCCACATGGCGACGCACGGGCGTCAGCCGCTCGCAAGGGCTTTCGGGCCCGACAGGTGCCACGTCTGTGCAGTTGGCTGTGGACGTGTTCTCGACCACATACGAAGAGGCCCGCGAGGCCGCCGACAAAATCCGTTCAGTTCTGGATGGATGGGGCGGGCAAGTGACAGACTACGTAAGCGTGCGGAACGTGAGCCTCGAAACCGAGTCTGACGGCTTCGTGCAACTCGCTGGCGGTGACTTGCCGCCCGTCTATCAGGTGACGCAATCGTTTTCAATCCTCTGGCAGGAGACTTAGCAGATGGCCTTTGAAACTCCGCATGATGGCTCGGGCACAGTCCTGACCTTCAACGGCACCGCCTATACCGTCACCAGCGTGGTTGTCAGTGCCACCGACCCGACTGCCGCCGATGACAAGATTGCCGTTTCGCATCTTGGCCAGACCGCTGGCGAAACCGCTAAGACTCTTGACCTTCCGCTTGCTGGTGCCGCCTCTGGCGAAACTGGCCGCAGCGTGACGTTTGACTACATCGGCAAAACTTTCATTGCCGACAAGAGCACTGGCTCTTTTGTGCTCACCATTGGCGGTACGGCACTCGCTGGCGTGAGCAGCAAAGTTGGAACGGTCACGAGTTCAACGCTGACGCTCGCCACGCAGGACGCTATCCGAGGCCAGGCCACGATCAAGCTTGAGCGGTAAGCCAGACGGAGGACCGTCATGGCGGACTACTCAGCGGGCGTCACGGCCACTTGGAACAGCGTGAACTTCGGTGAGGTTACGGAGATATCCGTAACGCACGGCGGTGCTCTTCCATTGGCTCGCGCCAGTACGTGGACGCTTGACATTGGCACTATAGAGATGAAGTGCCTAACCACGGCGAACATCTCAACGGCCAACTACGGCAAGCGTGCGCAAGTCACTATCACTGGCGGCGGGCTCGCTTACTCGGGCAAGGCAGTGCTTGAGAAGTTCACCATGGCTGGCGTGGTCAATGACGTGACGCGCTACGCAGTCACGCTACGAGTCCAAGGCTAGGAGAAACCATGAGCCTCAGCGTTGCAGACCTTGCCAAGCAGATCCTTGATGCCGATGACTTGCCGATTCTCAAGGTGACTGTGCGTGAATGGAAGGGCGCAGACGGCAAGCCGCTCGTGCTCGGCGTGCGAGTCATGACGGTTGAAGAGCGCGACAGCTACGAAAAGGAGTGGGTGGGCAAGAAAGAGACGGGCATTGACAACTTCCGCACGAAGTACCTGGCCCGCTGTCTGTGCCATCCAGAGAGCGGCGAACGTCTCTTTGACGAGGCTGGCATTGAGCAGCTGGCGAAGAAGTCGGCCGCCATCGTGTCCAAGCTCTTCGAGAAGGCACTCAAGCACAACAACATGACCGAGACAGACGTGGAGGAACTCGCAAAAAACTGAGCGTCCGCCCGACGAGGCGTTTCCTGTTTCGTCTGGCGGGGCACTTGGGAATGACGGTGAGGGAACTGTCTCGCCGCATGGATTCGCAGGAGCTCACGGAGTGGATTGCGTTCACTCGCTACTACCACGCTCTCCCTGATCCATGGCGGCAGACTGGCCTACTGACGAGTGCCGTGCTTGCACCGTACTCCCAGCAAGGCAAGGCACCGAAAGCAGACGATTTCAACCCGATTGAGAAACCACCCCAGCACGCAGACGAGATGAAGCGGGAGTTGCAAAAGCTCCTGGCGTTCCCCGAGTAAGCCATGGCCACCATCCTCTCACTCGCGCTCAAGGTAAACGCTGACGCCTCTGGCGTGGTGAAGAACCTGACGCCGGCTGAGCGGGCACTTGAAAATCTGGCCAAGCAGGCGAGTAAGGCCACAAGCATTTTTGACGAGTTCGCCGGCACTAGTGCTGCCGCTGCCAACGCTCAGTTCAATGCGTCCAAGTCCATGGCCGACTTGGCGGACAGTCTCAAGCGTGGCGAGATCACTGCCCAAGAGTTTGCGTCTAGGTATGAAGACCTCAGCGACGCAATCACCAAGGAGGCTGCGGCCCTCAAGCGTGCGGCCCAGATCACAGAAGCCAACATCTCGCCGGCAGAGAAGTACAGCAGAACTGTTGAAGAACTTGACAATCAGGTGCGAGCTGGCCGCATTTCGCAAGAGACTTACAACCGTGCTCTAGAAAAGGCCAAGGGCGATCTCGACAAGACTTCCACTGCCGTGGACAAGACCGACAAGAGCATGGAGTCTCTTGCCAGGAATACAAAGATTCTTGCCGGCATCGAGATTGGCCGCCTGTTTTTGGACGGGCTCTCGGCCATTGGGAACGTCTTTCAAGATATTGGCTCACGTGTCACGTCCCTTGTCTCTAGCGTCAACTCGTCTGTCGACACGCTCAATGACTTCTCGGCCCGTACTGGCATCGGCGTTGAGGCGTTGCAGGGCTACTCGCTGGCGGCCAAGCTGGCCGGCGTGGATACCCAGCAGTTCGGCGCAACCGTTCAGAAGTTGGCCGTGAGTATCGGCAAGGCTACGCCTGGGGATGCGCTCGACAAATCGCTGAGGGGGATCAATCTTTCGGTTGCTGAGCTCAGGGCCCTTGCGCCGGAAGACCAGTTCTCGGCCATCGGCAACGCCATCTCTCAACTACCAACGGCCGCCGATCGTGCAGCTGCTGCGGTTGAGATCTTCGGCGAGCAGGGTGCTGCCCTGGCACCGCTATTCCGTGAGGGGGCCGCAAGCCTCGAGGAGCTCAAGGCCAGGGCGGAGCGGCTCGGCATCATCGTCAGCGAGACGCAGGTAAACAACGTCGCTGACATGAACGACGCTTTCGACTTGGTGCGAGCCACCATTGAAGGCATCGTTGGGCAGGTGATTGGCAATCTCGCGCCAGCTGTCACGGACGTGACGAATCAGTTTCTGCAGTTTGTAGAAAGCTGGAGCGGTGCCCAAGGCGAGGGCGGCACAGGCATTGCCAACGCCATCACGGACGTTCTTCTGCAAGGTGCCGAGTATTTCGCCGCAGTCTTTGACGAGTTCGTGTCTGGGCTTGTTGGGCTCGGCGTCACGTTTGAAGACACGTCAGCGACGTTCACCGCGTCTGCCAATGCGTTCACATTTGTGAGCGAAGGGCTGCGGACGGTTGCGAACGTCTTTGAACTTGCAGGCAATGCCCTATCTGCTGCGCTTGGCAAAATCATTGAAACACTAGGCAGTTTCGTCAGCAGTGACCTTGAGGAATATGGCAAGGAACTGACGCGGCAGGCGATGATTGCCACCGAGCAGAACTCTCGCCAACTTGAGGACGCAGCGGCAAACGCAGGACGGGCATTTGTTGGGATATTCACAGCGGACGGCGGGACTGCTGAGAACTCAGGGAAGGGGGCCGCCGAGTCATACCTGTCTGGGCTGCGCGACGAGATCCGGAGGCAACGCTCGCCGGAAGTCAAAGTTGAGCTCAACCTTGGCAAGACCGAAGAGCGGCTGCAGCAGTTCTTGGCAACTGCTGGCGACGAGGCTTCCGTATTCCTGCAGCAGTCCATGGGAACCGTCGAGACGTTCCAGCAAATGGCAGAGGCTGGCGGGCTGACGGCGGACCAGATTGAGATCATGAACGGCTTCATGAAGAACGTGAACGCCGAACTGGATAAGGAACTGGCGAAGAGGCAGGAGGCTGCCGATGCCGCTTTGGCCCAGGCCGACGCAGACCGCAAGCGGCTTGACCAGTTGCTTGAGACGAAGGACGAGGGGGCCAGAATCGAAAACGACTTGCTTACCGTGCAGCGTGAGCAGGCCCGCGTCTCCGAGCAACTCGCGGCAGCACGAGCAGCCAACAATCAGGCCGACGCCGACGCAGCTGCTGCGAGGCAGGCGGAACTTGACCAACTGACGGCAAAGCTGGAAGACGAGCAGCAGGCCCTTGAGCAGGGCTTCGGTGCTGGGTTCAACGCTGCCTTCCAGTCGGTTGACCAGAACATCAGCCAACTGATTGCCAAGTCCCAGGAGTTTGGGCAGGCAGGCTTTGACGCAACCCTGCGTCTACAGGAAGGCATCGCTGCCGCTCAAGAGCAGGCACGGGACGGCATTCTAAATGCCGAGGCATTTAACGCCGAAGTGCAGCGGCAGCA